CGCGATAGCGGCGGTGACCCGGACGGCAGGCAGGACAATGGCCACCGTGCCCGCGGCGGCCAGCGCGGCCGTCACGCGGATGGCCGGCGGCGCGCCGGTGACACCCGCGCCGGCCAGCTGCGCCGTGACCGTGACGGACGCGGTCCCGGTGGCCGTGCCCGCGGCCACGGCCGGCCCAGTGACCCGGATGATGGGCGGGGCACCGATGATGCCCGCGCCGGCCAGCTGCGCGCTGACCGCGCCTGTCCCGGTCGCGGTCGCGGTGGCCGCGCCTGCGCCCGCGATCTGCGCCGTGACCCCGGCGGCAGGCGGGACGCTGATGCTGCCCGCGCCGGCGATCTGCGCGGTGACCGCACCCGTCCCCGTGGCGTTCGCGGTGACTGTGCCCGCGCCGGCGGCAGCCGCGGTGACGCCGGTGGCAGGCTGCGCGGCCGCAGTGCCCAGCCCCGCGGCCACGGCAGCGGCGCCCGTGGCAGGCGGGGCGCTGGCCGTGCCCGCGGCGGCCAGCTGCGCGGTGACGCTGATGACCGGCGGGACCTGCGCGGCACTGCCCGCACCGGCGATCGCGGCGGTGGCATTGACCGGCGCCAGGCCCGCCGCGGGGCCGATGTACCCGGCGGTGGACACACCGATGTCATCGAGCCAGAACGCGGTCAGGGACGTCTGGTTGTTGCAGATCCCGTACCGGGCGCGGAGCACACCGGCGCCTGTGTTCAGCGTCGCCGCGCTGGTGTTCGTCGTGTCAGGACTGGTGCTGTCCATGTTCGACGTGAACACCTTCAGCTCCACCTGGCCCACCGTGGCGGAGCTGATCACGTAACCTTCGATGCGCCACCAGGCGTTCAGCGGCAGCGCTGCCGTGGTGGTGAACACGGTCGCGGCGGCGCTGTCCACGAACCGCAGCACACCGGTGTTCAGCAGGTTGACGCCCGCGCACAGCGAGCCGGCCGTGCCGACCGCGTTGAACAGCCGGAACGTGGCTGACGGGTTCGCCGTCAGGTAGCCGTAGATGCGGAACCAGGCCTGGCCCACGCTGGTGCTGGTGAGCTTCGGCCCCCAGTCCACATACACGGTGGATGCGCTGCCGCCAGCGAACTCGCCGGCCAGTGTCCCGTGCGCGGCGTGCGTGCCATCGTAGATACCGGTGGTTGAGGCACCCAGGTTGACCACATCGAAGTTCGTGTCCCCGGTGCCCGCCCCGGTGATGGACAGGTTCGTGCCCTGGCTACCGCCCTCGAAGCTGTAGGTCAGCGTGAGAATGCCAGCCGCGGCCGCGGTGACGCTGCCTGCCGCGGCCAGTGCTGCGGTGACGCTGATAACCGGCAGTGCACCGGCGCTGCCCGCTCCGGCCAGTGCTGCGGTGACGCTGATAACCGGCAGTGCACCGGCGGTACCCGCTCCGGCCAGTGTGGCGGTGACACCAGGAACTGGCAGCGCACCGGCGCTGCCCACCGCGGCCAGCGTGGCGGTGACCCTGATAACCGGCGGTGCGGCGACGCTGGCCGTGCCGGTGATCGCTGCGCTGGCGGGCACGATGCTCGCGGCGGTGCCCACGACGGCGCCAGCACCCGCGATAGCTGCGCTGACGCTGATGATGGGCGGGGCACTGGCCGTGCCCGCGCCAGCGATAGCTGCGGTGACATTTACCGGGCCCGCAGCACCGGTATCGGTGGTTAGCCACGCCCGGTAGAAGTTCCGGGCCGGCGAGGTGGCCGGCATGCCACCTCCCTACAGCGCGGGTTCAGCCCACATGATCCACGGGATGACGTTCACCGCCGCGGGGGCCTGGCAGCGCACCCGCACGAACTTGCTGACGGGGATACGGGGCTGGTGGATCTCGGACTGCCACATCACCGCGTACCCGGTCTGCGGGTGAACGTGCTGCGCGTCGAACTGGCGCACCGCGGCGATGGTCCCCTCAACGCTCGCGTTGTACCCGGTCGCTGACGTGCCGCCCACACACAGCGACACGGGGGCCTGGTCGTGGCCCCACAGCTCGGGGGTCAGCGAGGTAACCGTCGCCGCCACGTCGGTCTGGATGAGCTGGCAGATCACCGGGATCGCCGTGCCGGACGCACCGTCGAACGACACACCCCAGCCGATAATGCGGATGTCAGTCGTCGCCGGCGTGGCGACCTGCACCACCGTCTTGGCTGTGCCCCCGACCAGCGCCACCACGGTCGGCATAAACGGAGCGGCTGTCGCGCGTGGCAGCGCCTGGTATTCACTCACGAAGCGACCCCATCGACCAGCAGGTACGCGGCGTCATGGGTCGCGCTCGCCGGGACGGTGATCGTTCCGGGCCGGGAGATCGTTGCGGAGGTCACCCCGCCGGGGCCGGTCACGATCACCCAGGCGGCCTGCTCGATGACCCGGAAGTTCCCGAACCCGGTAGCCACGGACAGATCTACGGTGTCACCGGCCGTAATGTCCTTGACCTCAAAGAGAGTCCGGCACCGCGCGCCCTGCTCGGTGTAGACCTGAACCACCTGATCCTGGGTGAGTGCGGCCATTGCGGGACTCCCTATCGGTAGATGCTGGCCGGCCTGCGCGTAGCCTTGAGTAGCGGGTGCCCGCCCAGCGTTGTCCCGCTCTCCAGAGTTGTGACGGCGGGCACTCGCCTTAGCTCAGCGACACGGAAATGGCATTCTGCGCGACCTGCAGAATCTGGCCGTTGTTCACGGTCACGTTGCCACCGGTGAATGTGCCAAACCACCACCGGAGCTTTGTGCCCGCATTGTCCCACAATTCGAAGCCCGTCACCGTCCACGTCGCGCCCGCCGTCCACGACAGTGCCGCCGCCGCAGTCATCCCCGAGCTCGTCGGGCCGTTCGCGCCGGTCGCCGCGGCGCCGAAGTTCCCCGACAGGCCACCCGCGGCGTATCCCGCCAGGGCCAGTTCGGTGCCGTTACCGGTCATCGTCCCGTTCGTGGTCATCAGCCGCAGCCACATCGGGTTAACCGCGCCTGTCCACGCCGTGCTGGTGTTACCCAGCATGTTCTGCAGGACCATCGTCGCGCGGATATTGTCAATCGCCGCCATCGGGTGATTCCTCTCCGGTACTGGGCTCAGGCACGCCCTTCAGCTGAATGCTCAGGTCCTCTGGCGGCGGCAGCCCCTGGCCAGCGTCGGTGAACGCCACCAGCTGGAAGTCGCTCGCCGGGCCCCACTGGTCGATGCTGCCGTCCGCGTTTTTCACCACCCAGCCGGCGCCGTCCGGCCACCCCTCGGGTGACTGGAACGTGCCGTCGGGCCGCCAGTGGCCCTGCGGCACAATCTCGGCCTGCGGCATTGAGGTTGTGTCCCCGTTATCCGTCACGGTTCCTCCAGCAGGGTGCGGTATGCGGCGTCCCACAGCGGCCAGCCGTGCTCCTCGATGGTCCAGCCGGCGGCGAGTTCCCTGGCCTTGCGGCCCATCTCGTCGCGCAGCATCCGGTCGTGCACCAGCAGCAGCATCGCCTCACGCCACTGCGGCGGGGTGCGGACCAGGAACCCGGTCACCCCGTCGATCACGAAATCGCGGTACGCCTCACAGTCGGAGGCGACCACGGGGATGCCGAGCGCGGCGAACTCCAGCGCCTTGATGCTGGACTTGCTGCGCGCGAACGGATGCTCGGCGATGGGGATCAGGCCGATGTCGAAGTCGATGGTGCGGTAATACTTCCGCGGGCTGTTCTCCCACGGCGTGTGGCCGAAGCCGCGGGGCCGCAGCATGTTGCGGTAGTCCACGCCGACGAAGTGGCCGCGGGCGCCAGTCTCATCAACCACGTCCCGCCATACCTGCGCGATCATCGCCATGTCCCGCATGTGCGACGCGCCACCCGCCCAGCCGATGGTCAGCTGCGGGTGACGCAGCCGCTGGATGTTCAGCAGCTCAGTGGGGATGAAGTTCGGGATGACCGTCACGTTGGGGCTGAACTGGCGGAACACCTCCGCGAGGGGCTCGGTGGTGACGGTGACAAGGTGCGCGAGCGCGGCGCACGCGCGGATGCAGGCCAGCACATCCGCCTTGCGGAACTGCGGCTGCGCCAGCCAGTTCACCTCATCGACGGTGAACGGGTCATCGTCCATCTCGTAGACAAGTTTCCGGCCGCCCGCCGCGCGGAGCTGCGCCCAGCCCGGCACCGCGGTGATCTGGTCGAACCGTTCCGCGACGACAATGTCCGGTTCCTGCGCGGGCCCGCCCGCGGAGGACGTCCAGCAGGTGTCCCAGCCGTGCCTGGCCAGCTCAGCGAGCGGCAGGCAGATCCGGTAGTACCCGCACGCCGACGGGTTCAGGTCCCCGAACCCGACACAGTCGTGGATACCCCAGATGGTCCTCACCACTGGGAGGCGTCGATCGTGATCGAGCCAGCCGCGAAGTTCAGCGTGTTCCCGTTCGCCAGTGTCACCGACGTGATCGCGCCCTGCAGGTAACGCAGCGGGACGCCCGCGCTATCCCAGATCTCAATGGCCACCACCGCCGGCCACGATGACCCAGCGGTCCACGACACCACGTTGCTGCTCGCGGCGAGCCCGCCGACCGGCGCACCGAACGCCGATGAGCCCAGCGTCGACCCGCCCGCCGTGTACCCGGTCGCGGACAGTTCCGTGCCGTTCGCGGTGCTGGATCCCTGCGCGGTCATCAGCCGCAGCTTGAACGGCGGGGTGACCGTGAACGCTGACCCGCCACCCGTGCCGGGCGTGACCGTGAAAGTCGAGGATGACGTGTACAGCGCCTGGATCAGCTTGTTCACCTGAGCGCGGTCAGTCATGGACGGCACAGCTCACCTCACAATCACGCCAGACAGGTAGGTCACCGTCACCGGCCGGCACACCGTGCAGCCAGCCACCCCCACCCCGCACGGCCCGTCATGGCCCGGGCACGCCCGGGCGGCGGCGCCGTGGTTGTGCGGCAGCGGGCAGCAGTCACAGTCCAGCGACTCATCCACGTCACGCAGCGGGTCAGCGATCTGCACCCACTTGCCGCACTGCTTGCACTGGACGTGAATCAGCACGGTTACCCCTGGTGCGCCCCGTCGTAGAGAGCGCGGATGTCCGCGGGGATGCGGCCCCGCGCGGCGATCGCCAGCCCCTGCGACTGGGCCCACTCCCGGATCTGCGCGTCGTCAGCGGTGACGGGAGTGGGTGTGGCTTTTGGGGGCGGCTCCGGCGCGGGCCCGTCCTCAGCCGGCAGTTCCTCTGCGTCGTCTTCAGGCGTGTCTTCAGCCGATGTTTCCTCATCTTCAGCCTCGCTGGCTGAAACTTCAGGCTTCTTCTTCGCGGTGGGCTCGGCGATCCCCGCGGCTTCCAGCTGCTCAGCTTCCTCAGCGCTGACCGTCATCTCGGACCCCACCTCAGGCCACATCGAGCCGTCAGGGCGGGGGCCGCTCATCTGCATCTTCAGCCGAACCTTCATGGGATCTCCCTGTAGACCCTTCGCTACTGAGCCTGTAAACTGTTCGCTACCCTGACCCCGCCCAAGGTCTACACGCGTTCCAAATCTCCCGCGGCGGGTCAGTTCTGGATTTCGGAGTAGACCTGAGCCCAGCGCCAGTAATTGCCCTCGATCGTCCAGTCCCGCGCCTGCTCCCTGGCTTTCGCCCCCATGGATTCACGCAGCGCAGGGTCATGCGCCAGCTCCCGGAGCGCAGCGCGCCACTGTTTCTGCGTCCTGCACAGGAAACCAGTCACCCCATCAATCACAAAACCCCGGTACGCCTCCACATCCGAGGCGATGACCGGGATACCCAGCGCCGCATACTCCAGCGCCTTGATACAGGATTTAGAAGCGTCGAACACCGACCCGGTCAGCGGCGCCAGCCCAATATCGAAATCAATGTTGCGGTAATACAGCCGCTGATCCGGTTCCCATTGCGTGAAGCGCGTCTGGTTCATGCAGAACGTGCGCCGAAAATCACACCCCACCAGATTCAGCTCAGCGCGGGGGTGCCGTTCCAGGAACAGGCGGACCGTCTCCGCGATCATCGCCACATCCCACGTGTGTGACCCGCCGCCAGCCCAGCCCAGCACCAGTTTCCCCGCGCGCCGGGGCCGCTGCCAGGCCAGCGTTTCCTCAGGCACAAAGTTCGCGATCACCCGCACATTGGGGTTGTGCTGCCGCATCACCTCTGCTAGCGGCTCAGTGGTCACCGTCACCACGTCTGACACCGCAGCGCAATGCGACACCGCGTCCTGGTACGCCGGGTCACCGTAAATCTTGTAGGCGTTCCGGTTCATCGCGTCCACGTTGTACACGTCATCGTCGATCTCGTACACCGTGCGGTGCCGCAGCCGCATCCGCCGCCAGTCACCCAGCACATCAGGCTGATCCAGCCGCTCCCCGACCATCACCCGGTACCCGTCAGCCTCGGGTGGCGGGGTCAGCGCCTGCCAGCGCACCCGCCACCCGGCGGCCTTCAGCTGCTCCAGCGGCAGCACAATCCGGTAAAACCCGCAGCCCGTCGGCCGCAGGTCCTCAGGCGAGCAGCAGTCATGGATACCCCAGACGCTCAGGTCTGCTTCCATACCCCGCTGTCGCCCCACTCGCCACCCGACGGCTGGAACTTCTCGTTCGTCGGGCCCGAGTCCATCAGTTCCTCCCACCGGCCCGCATTCACGTCGCCGTCCTCAGTGGCATCCCAGTTATTTCCGGGCACCGCCGGCGTCGAGATCACATGACCCGAGTTCGGCTCAGGCATTACGGTGTCTCCTTCCATCCGCCACCAGACTGGCCAGCACTAGTCCACGCATCCGTGAACCCTGACCCGGCGGCAGGCGCCGCCGGCTTGTTCGGCGCGTTCGACACCGGGATCCGCGCGCTCGCCTCCGCCAGGTCGTCGACGGCCACCGGCATCCGCGGCGGCCCGACCTGCGACGGCAGCGGCCCAGACACAGGCCGCGACCCGACCGCCGACATATCCATGTTGTGCGTGTCGGACTGCTCCCCGCCCGCGCTCATCGAACTCGGGCACAGGTATGAAGGCTTATTGACTTCCTGCATCAGTACCCCGCACCCGCGCTGTTGCGGACCCGGCCGCTGCCCGGCTGGAATTCACCGGTGCCCGCCATCGGGGTGTTGCCCTCAACCCCGGGCGCGTTCCAGCCAGGCCCGTACTGCGCGTCGTTGGCCTGGGTCCAGTCCGCGGTGCCGCCGATCGTGCCCTGCGCGGGCGCCGTGATGTCACCCTGCTCCGTGGCCGCGTCAGGTGTGTGGATGCTCTTGTAGCCGGCCGTGAACGGCGTGAAAGTCACCGAGTCGGTGCCCGTCAGCGTCGGCCGGCCATTGGACACACCTTGCGTGCCCGGCGCGCCCGTGCCGCCCAGCGCTGTGCCCACGAATGGCATCGACGACGGGTACTGGCCCTCCATGAGGGTGTCCCCGGTGTCCATGCCGCCGCCAGGGCCCGTGCTGCCCGGCGCACCCGAGCCCACGTCCTGCGCCAGCAGGCCCGGCCGCATGAAGGTGACGTCGTCCGCGGACTGGCCCTTCTGGTTCACGTTGTCAGAATTGTAACTGGCCATTTCGGGCCGTCCCTTTCATCTCTGTGCTACACTGTGCTACACGTCGCCCAGACTCGGCGCGGAGGCCAAAGTCACGACGGCGGCGTACGCCCGCCCAGACTTCACGCGAAGGCCAAAGTCACGACGGCGGACGCCCGCTCAAAGCTCGAACGTTTCCCAACACTGTAACGGCGGGCGTAGACGGGGCTGGGCCAGGAAGCTGCCCCACAGCGAAATGGCCCAGCCCCGCCGGCTGTCAGGTGCTGGCCGTCTTCACCGCACCGGTCTGGTCCACGAGGACACCATCCCCGCGGATCAGCGCCCGGAACGCCACCAGATCCGACCCGAACAGGTAGTCATCGGAACGCTCGAAGCGCACCGGCCCGACGATCCGCACAAAGAACTGCGAGAAGTCGCCGAACAGGACCACCTTGTTACCGGTCGCACCCAGCGCCGGCATGTACGGGTCCGCCACCAGCGGCTTGCCCAGCAGCAGGTCAGGCGACCCCAGCACCATCGAGGGCTCCCAGATGGGGCGCCCGTTCGCGTCCACGATCAGCCGGAACGACCCGATCGTCTTGTCCGCCGCGAGCCAGTAACAACTGCGCGACTGACGGTACGGGGCGATCACCGAGTACTCAAGGTTGACCAGGTTCGCGTACGACGCCCCTGAGATCGCCACACCCGTCACACCCGCGGCCGCGGACGTGATCAGCCCAGTGGGCTGCGCCGTCCCAGTACCGGTCACCAGGTCCGACCCGAACTTGTTCCCCAGCGCACGGCCCGCCTGCATGGCCAGGTAGCCGACAAGATCGACACCCGAGTCATCCAGCAGTTCCCGCGCCACCTGGAGCAGGATGCCGTACTTGTACGCACCCAGCGTCGCCAGCCCGAACGTCGGGTCCGCCGTGGCGAGACCCGCACCCTGGGCCGCAGACGCCGCGGTGGAGTGCTGCGTGGTCTTCGGGATCTGCAGCGTCTCGCCGCCGGCCGTGTTCAGCACGGTCGGACCAGTCTGCAGCACACCGGACACCTCAATAAGGTGAGCGATCAGCTGGTCATAGAAGTCGATGGGAATGATCGACGCACCAGCTGACGTGCCACCAGACGGCGTCGGGCCCGGGCCCGTGAGGGTACGCAGGTTGATCGGGCCGTAGTTCCAGTCGATCCGGCTGGACTCCGGCCGGGCCACCTCCATGGAACGCGGGGCACCCGGGTCGCCACGCAGGAACGCCCGGAATTCCTCGTTCAGCCTGCGGTGCGTCGGGGGAGCGGACGCCATTTCCTTCTTCGCCTCACGCGAGGTGAGCGCATTAAAGGTCTTGTCGGCCTCGGCGGCACGCTTCTCGGCGTCAAGCGCACTCTTAATGCGCTTGTCCAGCGTGTCCATTTCCTCATTCATCACGTCCCAGGTGCCCTGCTCCTCAGCGGAGAAGGCACGGTTCTCGGACGCGGCGCGGTCGGCAAGAGCCTTGCACTCTTCCCAAACCTTAAGGCGCCTGTCACGCAGGGCCTTGGTCACTTCACTGGCCATGATGGTTTCCTTTCTCTGGGCCAGTACCTGATTTCTGTGACCTCGGCCTGGGCAGGAGGTCCGGGGATGCAAGCTGTGCTATCCCTTGATACACTGTGCTACGCCAGCACGCCCAAAGGTCTTACGGCACCTAGAAGCAGCGCGGCGTGCTGGCTGTAGTGCCAGCACGCCTAAAGGTGGCGCGCACGCCAGAGCATGAGCGGCGTGCTGGCACTACTCATCCCCGTCCGCAAAATATGGGTCATGCTTGCGCGGGAGCATGAGCGCGGCGGCCTGCGCCCCGAACAGCGTGCGCGGGCTGGGCCGGCTCACATGCGTGGGCGACGGGCCGGCCTCGGTCCTGGTGAGGACGGTGCGCAGTTCCCCGTTCTCGGCGAGGGAGCGGATCTCGTCGACGGACGCCTGCACATAGTTGGCCAGCGACGCGAGGGCCGCGCTGGTCGCACGTACCGCCGCCGTCGCGTCCGGGTAGCCGGGCGACAGGACCGGTGCCACGTCAATCAGGTCCACGCTGTGCAGGGTGCGGCGCGGGAAGTTCTGCTCCGTCACGTCCCATTCGTCGCCGCCCGGGTTGACCCGGAACGCGAACGAGGAATGCCGGATGTCACCCCGCTGCACGAGTTCCCGCACGTCAGACCGCGACTCCGGGGGCAGGACCTGGTAGTCGAGGCCCATCTGGTCGGGGCGCAGCCGCAGCGTCCCCGCCGCGGTGGTGCCCAGCACAAAGTTGGCGTCATGGTTGAATCGGCAGACCACGTCATGCCAGTCGCCGGCCTTGGCGTCGTCGAAGGCGTGCGGCGCGACCCGCTCGACGAACCCGCCGAGGTTACGGGACATGCGGGGCATGAACACGGTGGCGTACCCGCCGATCCATTTCCCGTCGCTGCCCATGTCCCGCATTTCGAGGGGCCATGACAGGTCGCGGTACTGGCTGGTGATCCGCAGCTCGCGGATCTCCTCATCCTGCGACAGGCTGTTCTCGCCACCGACGTTGACCCCGAACCGCTTCGCGGCGGCCTTGATCTTGCCCATGGCTTTCTCGCCGAAGGGGGACTGGCTGGCCCGGGCCAGCGCGTTCCTCACGTGTGCCGCGTCGTGCACCGGGAAATGCCGCAGCGACCGGGGTGTCGTCTTGCCGCCGCTGTCCTTCGTGCCGCCCGGCTCGATGTACGCGAAGGCGGAGTCGGGAAGGTCGTTGACCGACGCGCTTGTCAGTTCCGCCATCTGACCATTACCTCTTTCTCATACCGGCCGCGGACGGCCACTGAGCTCCGCGCGGCTCGGAGCAGACTGATTACCTGGGTTGCGACCCGCTGCCGTTCAGCACGAATCCTTCAGACATTTTCCTGAGCTGCAGCAAGGTCTGGGCGGCGCTGCCCGCCGTGTTGGGGGCGGGCTGCGGGGCAGGTGCGGGGATGGGCAGGGCACGCAGCTCGGTTTCCGCTGGGAGATCCTTCACGATCTCGTCGAGGATGCCCTTGGTGCGGGCCTTCCCTGCCTTGCGCCGCCGGGTGCCCGATTCCTCATCGTCGAGGCAGCCGGCCCGCTGGGCGAGGGTGACCCAGTCGCTGGCGCGCTGCCGGTCGGTGCGGGTGGCGAGCTGGTGCGGCGGCCCGAAGAAGTGATCCCGTGGTTCCTCTTCCTCAATGCCCCGGTCCCGCGGGGCGCCTGCAGCTCCAGTGACTGGGCCGGCGGGCTCAGTGCGCTGCTCCTCACCCTGGCCGTTCTTACTGCGGAACGTGGTGAGCTGCCGGCCGAGATACGCGGTGGGGGTGACCGCGATGGGCGGGACACCAGGCTGGTCCTCAGCGGTGAGGCCCTTGGCCTGCAGTTCCTCCAGCATCTCCGCCGCGAGGGTCGCTTCCATGGTGACGTCGTTCATGTAGCTGTTCGGGATGGCGCGCGTGGTCGACGCCATCCGCTCCAGGACCTTCAGCGGGATGAACTCGTTACCGCGGCTGCCCGGGTACGGTGGCAGGTCCTCGATCGCGCGGATCTCGTCGATGGTCCGCAGGCCCATGTCCCGCCAGGCGGCCTCGATCTGCACCCGGGACTTCAGGTCGGTTTTCAGCAGCGCGTCGGTGTTGAACCGGGCGAACTGCGGTTTGGGCAGCAGCTGGGTGAACAGCCCTTCCAGCCGCACCAGCCACGGCCGCAGCGTGTCGGTGATCAGCGACAGGGTTTCCTGTTCCTGCGTGCTGTACGTCAGGGAGTCACCGCGGGCGCCGCCGACCTTAGTGGGCGGGACACCGTAGACCGCGGCGATCTGGGTGGCGTTCAGCTGCATCGCCTGGATGAACGCGGCCTCGTTCGGCGGGACCACGACGGGCTTGTAATCCCAGTCTTTGCCGTACACGAGGGGCTGCCGCAGCTGCAGGGTCTCGGTGAGGCGCCGGCGGATCTCCTTCGCGTCGTTCTCGCCGACTTCCTCGGCGAGGTTCTGGAAGGTGCCGGGCGGGAACCCGCCGTTGCGGAACCACGTCGCGGTGTACTGCAGGGCGTCGATGCCCTGTTCCATCAGCAGCGCGAACGCGCGCAGCGGGGACACCGCGGCGAGCTTGCCGGGCACCACGAACGCGCGGACCTGCACCAGCTGCTGCCGTGGGATCTGCTGCCCGTCGAAGTACACTTTCGCGGCGCGGGTGTTGAAGGGCTGCTGCTCGTCGTCCTCAACGCTGACCCGCTCAGGGGGCAGCCATTCGATGGTCTGCGGGTAGCCCAGCCCATTCGGTGAGTTCACCCCGGTGCGGGAGGAGATCAGGCCCCACGAGTTGCCCCACAGCAGCGCGGACGTCATGGCCTGGAACAGCCAGTCGTAGATGGTGGTGCTGGGGTCCGCGGACGGGTTGTCGAGCAGCTGGCTGCCTGGCAGCTTGATCTGTGACCCGTCGGGGTTCATCCGGTACACGTTGACCGGCAGGGAGGCGACCGCGTCGGCGATGTACCGCACGCAGGAATACACGGCGGCCAGGCCCAGCACCCGGTCGGCGCCTGTCACCTGCTCGCTGGGGTGGACCGGGCCGCCAGTATTAAATTTCCAGTAAGTACGGGTTCCGCCAGGGCTGCCACGGCACGCCACCGATGGTGCGGTACTCCGTGTTAACCCGGTCGAGAAGACCCATTCCTGATTCACCTCCCTTCCTGCGCTACTGTGTGCTGCCGTTGTTTCTGGGTGCCCGCTCAAATTTCCAGCGTCTAGCCAAATCCGTAGCGGCGGGCACTCTTTCTATGGCCCCATATAGCCGGTGCTTGAGGCGCCGATGTCGTCGAGCCAGTAGGTGAAGACCGTGGCGCTGGACCCGGACTGGCCGAACTGCACGCTGGAGATCGTCCCGGCCGTGGCACTGGTGGTACTGGTGACCGTCTGGTCTGGGGTGGTGCCGTTGACGTTGGCGCCGACGTAGATCTGGATCTGTGCCGACCCGCTGGCGGCGTCACCAATCAGGTAGCCCTCGATACGGTTCCAGCCGGTGGACAGCGTGGTGGTGGTGGAGACCATGGTGCCGCCGCTGGCGTTCAGCGCCCGGATCGTGCCCGTGGTGGTGATGACGAGCGAGCCGCAGATCGTGGCGCCCCCTGACGTGTTGTACCAGGCGACGATGCGGTAGTTCCCGGCCGGCGCGGTACCGGAGTAGTACACGTAGGCGCGGACCCACAGCTGCGTGTACCCGCCCGCGCCGAGCTTCGGGCCCCACCGGGCGAGTGCGAAGTGTGAGGTACCGGAGGTGGACACCTTGCAGGACAGCGTCCCGCTGTGCGCCTGCGTGCTGTCGAAGTTCAGGAAGTCCGTGCCCGGGGTGGTGAGGGTGACCGCGTCGAAGTTCGTGTCGCCGGTGCCCGCCGACGTGGTGGTGACAGCGGCGCCGTTCGTGCCGCCCTCGAAGCTGTAGGTGATGCCCGCGGTGGTCACGGCAGAGCCCGAGCCAGCCGCCCCGGCACCAGCCAGCGCGGCTGTGCTCCTGACCGTGGCGGTGGCGGTGGCGGTCCCGGCGCCGGCCAGTGTGGCCGTGCTGCTGACTGCCGCCCTGGCGCTGGCGGTCCCGGCGCCTGCGATGCCCGCGGTGGCCTGCACTGGCCCGCCGCTGACCGTGGAGGCAGCGCCGGCGGTGCCTGCCCCGGCGATCTGCGCGGTGGCCTGCACGAGGACCGTGGAGGCCGCGCCGGCGGTGCCTGCGCCGGCGATCTGCGCGGTGGCCTGCACTGGCCCGCCGCTGACGCTGGCCGTGGCCCGGGCGGTGCCCGCACCGGCCAGCGCGCCGCTGACCCGCCACCCGCCGAAACTGGATGCTGCGGCCGCGGTGCCTGCCCCGGCGATCTGCGCCGCCCAGGACAGCGGCAGGAACCCCTGCGTGAAGGTCACCCCGCCGGCGGACGCCCACGTCGCCTTGACCGACGCCGCAGCGTTCACCCCGCCTGCCGCGGCAAAGTCGGCGATGATGAGACCGGATACGAACGTCTGGCTGTTCGTCATATCCGGGTAGAGGTAGAAGTTCCGCGGGTACCCGTCCGTCGCAGCGACGTAGGTCTGGCTGGTCGCGTCGTCATAGAACCCGCTGAACGACCCGCTAGCGTCGTCCAGCGACGGGACCTGGATGAGCATGCGGTCGCGGATCGACGTCACATCGGTCCAGGCCAGCGCCCAGTCGACTTCCCAGTCGGACAGGTACGCGATGGGTGATGCCTGGCTGCCGAACGTCTGCCCGAGGTACACGATGCCGCGTTTCCCGTGCAGCCGTCCCATCAGTAATGCTCAGCGATGGTGTCGGGGCACATGGCCCACCGCGCGCCGGCCTGCATCCACCGGTCCGCGATGTCCCAGTCGATGGTGGCCTCACCGGTGCGCCAGGTCGCGAACCTGGTGTCCACGCCGCGGCGGTGCGCCATCCCTGACGTGTCGATCTGGGTGTAGGCGGGCGGGTCGGCGCCCACCGCGCTGCCCTGCGCGTGGATGAACACCCGGCCGTAGGCGAAGTCGGTGAGCGGGTCCTCGAAGAGTTCCGCGAGGCGCTTGCACGCCATCGGCAGGTAGGCGTTGTCGTCGTCGAGGTAGGCGATGATGTCACCCTCGGCGATCTCCAGCCCGCGCAGCCGGGCGTGCACACCCCACGAGCTTGGTTCCACATGGGCGGGGAGCTGCTCGAAGCGCACTGCGTGTTTCCGCGGCCGGGCGGCCGGTTCCTCAGCGGAAATCAGGTCGGCGAGCTGCGGGTCAGGCCCGTCGGACACGATGACATGCTCGACCCACCGGTACGTCTGGGCCTGAACTGACGGCATGCAGCGGCCCAGCAGCAGCTCGTGGCGGCGCCATGTCGGCGTGATAACGCTGATTGTGGGCTTCATGCATCATGACCAAGATCAGCGGACCTGCTGCTGATAGCCTGCGAGCCAGTTGCGATACCAGTCGATGGTCTCGCACATCAGGTACGGCCAGGTGGACTTGACCACGGGCTTGCTGGCCACCACGTCGGCGCCGAGGGGCTCACCGGGCCGCCCAGCGGTGATGCGCAGGACGTGGCTGTCAGAGCCGGTGGCGACAGCAATGTCGAGGGCCACGTCGAGGACGCTGATGGCCCGGCCGGTGCCCGCCTCGGTGACCTCACCGTACGGGCCGTCCAGCGCGTCCACGAGGACTTTCGCCACTTCCGTGACGTGCACCATGTCGATGCGCTGGGAGCCGTCACCGTACACTTCCAGCGCCATGCCGGTCAGGGCGCGGCACGTGAAGCTGGGGAAGATCTTCCGCACCGGGGACGGGCCGTGCGGCGCGCATGGCTTCTGGCCTGGCCCGTACACGTGGTACGCGCGGACCACGGCGATGCGTTCCCCGCCCCACTGCGCCCGGGCCAGGGCGAGATCCTCAGCGGCGGCCTTGGTGATCGCGTACGTGTTGGGCTGGCCGCGGTGACCGGTGCCGATCTGGACCACGGGGATGTTGAGCGTGGCCCCCAGCTCGTACACGTTGACCGCGCCGAGAATGTTCACCCAGGCGGCGTGGTGCTGCCGGCCATGCAGTTCGCTGGTGCCGAGGACGCCGGCGAGGTTGATGATGCCCTCGGCTTCCAGCCCTGCGGCTACCTCCAGCTCACCGGCGTGCCGTATGTCATGCGGTGCGTCGAAGGACAGGTACTCGTGCCCGCGGGCGGCGAGTTCCTCACGGACGGCCAGGCCGATGAAGCCGTTAGACCCGGTTACCAGCACTTTCAAGACGCTGGACCTCCAGTTTGCGGCTGACCCACATGGAGCCAACGATCCTGTCCTGCATGGCCTGCTGGCCCATCACATCGGTGAACGCCCTGTCCACCGCGGCCTTCACGCCGGGGCAGCAGCAGTCTTCCAGATAGTCATGCACCGCGACCACACCACCGGGAGCCAGCAGCGGCAGCGCGGCCGTAATGTCAGCGGAGCAGGCTTCATAGCTGTGGTCACCGTCGATGAAGATGAACCCGAAATACTTTTCCCGCAGGCCGAACAGCCCATGCGGGCTGCCTTCCTGGATGATGGTCACCCGGTCGCCGACACCGAAGTTGTCCAGGGCGGTGCGCATCGGCTGGATGGACTGCAGCCAGATGTGCGGGTCCACGGCGACGATGCTCTTAGCGCCGGCCAGGGCCATGCAGATGGCGCTGTACCCGAATGCGGAACCGATCTCCAGGACACGCTGACCCGCGGCGAGCTCCCCCAGAATCGCTGATTCCTCTTCGAGGATGGAGGTGCTGATGCCTGGCCGGCCGGGCGCGGGGGAGCGGTACACCCAGGGCAGATGCATGTCAGGTCACCCGCGCCAGTTCCGCGCGGAGCTGCGCGTTCTCCGCCAGCACCTGTTCCAGCGCCGGCTGGGTGAGCGGTGTGCCGCGGGCTTCCCGCCAGCCGGTCCGGACCGCGACCGCGCACCACGCACCGGAGAAGAACAGGATCGTGAAGAACTTCGCGGCCAGCCAGCCGATGAGGAAGAAGAACGAGGCGATGACCGCGAGGATGACGCGGCCCGGCTGGACCTGATGGGCTTGCGCGGTGATCTCGTCGAGGTGACGCCGCTCCGCGAAGCTGGGCGGCACGATCACATTGTCGGTGTCAGCGGTCATGATGGCGGGGCGATTCCTTTGAGGAGCCGGCTGGGCGGCCGCATCTTCGGCTTGGGCGGGACAACCGGCATGGACGTGATGGCGATGGGCGCGTCGGTCAGCTCAGTGTCCTCGGTCTTCTCGCCAGCCTTGTGCGCCCACCGGCTGGTCACCTTGGGCAGTTGCATTGGATATCACTGTCCTTTAACGTCGCGCTGGGTGCCCGCCCAAAATTTGGGCACTGGTCATAGCCGCGACGGCGGGCACCCCCTCACGCGATGCTCTTGAGAAGATCGTAACCGCGCCCAAACTTGTTGGCTGCCCATGCGGCGAGGGTCGCGGCACACAGCGGCGTTATGTCAATGGTGGTAGCTTTGCGGGCCCAGGCGTACTGGCCGTCACCGATCTCGCGGCGGACTGCGCCGGCGACGGCGGCGCTGATGTCGGGCTGGCCCAGGTGGACGATCTTGTGCTCGCCGCACCACGTGTAAAACTGGCCGAAGGCCTGCCCCACGTCCCGCATGGTGGGGCAGGTGATCTCCAGGCCGGCCTTCTCCGCTTCGACGAGCAGTGCGGCAGCCGGTGACAGCGGGTCGATCACCATGGCGCACACCCGCACCCGGGACTTGAGTTCCTTCATCCGCGGGATCACCCAGCTGGTGCCAGCGCGGTGGTCTTCCCACCGCTCGCCCTGCGGGGTGATCTTGACGGGCCGCTCGACCAGAATCCGCCCGTCCGGGATCAGGCCCGCCAGGACGATGCACGCCGCCGACTGGTCGGGGGTGACATCAGCAGCGATGGCCAGCCGGCCAGGACGCGGAGGAGGCATCGTTTCTCTTGACTTAGCTACGGGATGCTGCTTGACTGCTACACATCGGGCTTGTCTCACATATGTGGTGCTGGCCGAGACAACCCGTGCCGGCCCTCATGCGGGCGCAGCCCAAGAGCGAGACGGCCGGCAGGGCGCCCGCCCATGGTCATGACTTCTCGCGCATAGATCCGGCGGCGGGCGCCCGCTAAGTGAGAGGGTGCCCGCCCATGGCTCGAACGCTATCCAATGCTCCATCGGCGGGCACCCTCACCTCAGGCTCACGCCAGGTGCAAGCATTCCACACCGCCTCGGGTATCACAGCCCAGCCGAATTCGTCGGCGGGCCAGTCCCCGACGCCGAGGCGCTCACGCCGGAATTCCGCGGGGGACATCTTCACGAACTCGCGGGTAACATGCTCGACGGAGATGCGGATACCGAGCCCCGGGTTCGCCTTGGCCCAGGAGTGCACGCTGTCGGGCTCGTCATGCTCACGGCAGCCAGGCAGGCACATCTCGTGGTGCTCGTTGATGGACCATTCCAACCAGGTCAGCGAGTTGTCGCTGCCATTGATGCCGCGGTTCCGCACCCGGTTCAGCTGCGTCGAATCGGGGTAGCCGGCGCTGGCGGTGTACCACACCTGAGGATTCGCCACCGCGGACAGGGTGGGCAGCGACGCGCCCACTTCCTCGTCAGTCAGGATCATGGATTCGTCATAGAACAGGCAGTCACAGGTGAAGGAGCGGCCGGACCCGCGGGACCGGGCGAGGAAACGCAGCCGTGGCGCCACGGACCGGCGGATCTGGGTCCCTTTATGCCCGAAGATCAGTGTCGGGGTGGAGCGGAGCTCGATGGCCTCGTCGCCGTGGCTGGTGCGGATCCCGTGCGGCCGGACTTTGCTCATCAGCCAGCTCTGTGATTCGACGAGGTCCCGCATCCTGCGGAAGTGCTCGTTGGCGGCCTTGAATTCGTGCGCGGTGTGGATCAGCAGGGACTCGCCGAGGAGGAACAGCCCAGCGAGCTGGCGGGCCTGCAGGATGGCGTTTTTCCCGTTTTGCCGGCTGACCAGGATGCCGACCTCGAACGCGGACCAGCGGCCGTCGGTGCGGGTGCCCATGGCCTGTTCCACAGCCCAGGACTGCCAGTCGTCGAGGCGGAGCCCAGCCTGCCTGGAGAGGTCGGTGGCTTCCTGCCCAGCGGCCGAGCTGGCTGACTGCGGAATGCAGGACAGGCGCGGGCGCTGATCCCCGATGAGCTCGGTTTCGGCCGGGGCGATGGTCACGGGCGCCCCTCCGGCTGTTTTCGGGCAGGGTTGACTACGGGCACATTGTAAACGGAAATTCGTTAAGACGCACCAGGTAGCTGGGACATGCGCTGCTCGCGCTGGTGGCGTACCTCGTCCACCGGGTCGATGGGTGACTTCGCGGGGGCCAGCTCGTAGAGGGTGAGCAGGCAGAGCCGCAGTTCGCGGGTCAGGCTGGCTGCGTCCCGGGCGGACACGCCGGCGTCGAGCCGGCGCGACAGCATGAGGTAGCTCTCGGCGACGGCACTGCGCTTGTACTGGTCAGGCAGCGCGTTAATATCCCGCTTCGCGGCGGTTTCCACGGAGAGGCGGCGGCGGCGCTGCATGACGATCAGCGTAGCGGAACTTTGCGCTGCCAGCTACTGTGCGCTACTCTGATACAGAGCGATGCCCACTGTGGCGGCGTCAGCCACAACCGCAACGGCATCGCTCACACGAGCGATGCCCAAAGACAGTACCGCTGGCTGGATGCCCAGAAGGTCCGCCGGCGCAAGGAGTGGGCGGCATCACTCACCGGCGGTATGAGCGGGGAGGGTGCCCGCCCAGGTTTGCGGCGGGGACGTAACCCTCCAGGCACTCAGCAGCGGGCACCCTCCCCGCTTCGCTGTATGGTGTGCGGGCGCAGCCCAGGGGTCCTGCGGTCTCCACATGCCCTGCGGCTGCGCCTCACATCCACGGGGGAGACACGGGAATCATGCTTGATCCTGCTGTGTACGCGGTGCACCCGGGCATTGAGGGGTGCACCTGCTGGTGGCGGCTGTTCGCCGACGGTTACTGGCGGCATATCACGGTGGATGCCGCGTGCGCGACCCACGCGGAGGTGGGTGTGCGCGCGCCAGCTGCGGGTGCTGATCTTGATTCGACTAGGCGATAGTGCTGTGCTACGCTATATATACTGAGTGATACGCACATGCGATCTTGACAAGTGGATTTCTCCCGCTCTGCGCACAGCCCCGCCGTGTGTCCGGAACAGCCGCGCGGCGGAGTGGAGTGGGAGAGAAGCCGGTGACCTGCGAGAGTTCGGGACACGCTTCCCTCGTGTGGAGCCGGCGCAGAACGGGGTGACCTGGCCGCGGACAGTAACCCCGAGGGGGGCGCCGTGGTTTTCTCGTGGCTGCGGCGTCCCCCGCCCCAACACGAGAGGACGCCATGACTGACTTTGACTTTGCCATGCGCGAGGCAGCCGGGAACGGCCCCGCGTACTGCTCCTATCAGTACGTCAAGGGCGGCGTCAGCCGCCCTGATCTGCGCTGCCCAAATGACGTGGACTTCGTGATCCGCCTGCCCGCAGCGCAGGCCCGCAAGGCACGCCTCGGGTGCATAGACCATCTGCCGGAGGTGATCTGGCAGATGGCCGCCGATTACGGCGGCTACCAGGGCGAGTACACACTGCTGGCCCGGCACATCAATTACCGCAACTACGGCGACTAGGAGAAGCAGATGGCGCAGGAAACAACCGTCGACAAGACGTGGCTGCTCGGGAAGCTGAACGAGAACCGCGGCAAGCACCGCACCGTATTCGAGGCCGCGGTGGAGGGCTACCGCCGGCAAGCCGAACTGGAACTGCGTGAGCGCCTCGACGCGCTGCGCTCCGGGAAGCTGCCCCGCATCAACCTGAGCCTGCTCTTCCCCACCGACCACACCCGCGACTACGACCGCATCATCCTCATGGTCGAGCAGAACGTGTCTGACACCTGGACGATGAGCGAGCGGGACTTCGCCCAGTACGTGATGGACGACTGGGCATGGAAGCGCGAGTTCGTGCGCATGTCCCACCGGTACGCCGCGGGCGCCACCCAGATCGCATACGGCGAGATCGACGAGGACGTGTTCGACGCATGACAGACGGCTACTGGGCCGGCCTGGTCAAGCTGAATGTGCTCGTGCTGGGCGGGGCGGTGACGGTGGCATGGCCGCTGGTGGTGTGGCATGGCGTGACCGGCGCCGGCGCCGAATGCATCTGGCTGGCTGCCCTCACTGTCGTCGGCTGGCTGGCCTACCAGATTAAGGTGCCGTCGCGGTGATCCGCGAGCGGTGGAAAGGGGAATGGCCATGAGCTACGCACCGCGCCGCAGGCGCCGCACGGGGCGCCGCGGTTTCAGGCGGATGACGATCGTGGACAAGAAGCGCCGGGCCGACCAGCGGCTGAACCGTTTTATGGTGTCAGGCGGTGGCGCCCGCTACCGGATGCGCGGCTGACCATGACTGAGCGGCGCCAGCCCCTCGCGGCCCGTGTCTGGGGCACGGTATACCGCACCTGGTTTCCCCCGGATGTACCACGGCAGCGCCGCAAGGCTAAGCGCCGCTCTGCCCGCCGCGAGCGTCACCAGATGAAACAGGATCTGCGTCATGGCTGAGCTAATGGCCAGCGCCTGCCCCGACTGTGGTGTGGCCATCGGCGCGGCTCATCACGCCGGCTGTGACGTGGCCCGCTGCTGGGTCACTGGCCGGCAGCGCCTGTCGTGCAGCCGCGCGCACGAGGCTGGTGATCTGGACTGCGGGCAGGACCGCTGGAGCGGGAGATGGCCAGGCGAGGCCGAATGTGAGCAGTACGGCTGGCTAATCGACCCGGAGGGCCTGCGTCTCGCTGACCTGAATCGGCTGGTCACCGAATGCGACTGGGACCGCGCCGCGCGGCGGTGGGTAAGACGCGGCACCGCATAGCCAGAGTGAATCACAGCAGAGCGCGCAGCATCACAGCAAGACGCACTGTGTAACAGCAGCCGCCCGCACGGCCTGGAGACGATACACACGGATACGGAAAGGTTATGAGCACCACGATCCTTGCCATCAAGTGCCTGAGCCGCAACCGGGACCGCCGCGTGGAGATCACCGTCAACCGCGCGCACAGCGTCTCTGGTGAGCCGTCGGGTGACGTGTACCTGTGGCTGGATACTGGGCAGGGATCGCCGGTCATGTTCACGATCGCGCCGCATGACTGGGCGGAACTCAACAAGGCCGCCGACGTGCGGGAGGTCACGAGATAATACGTCGCGCAGCCTGTGCGTCTGTGCGATACTGTAAGCGCGTATTGCCCCCGTAGCTCAAGGGATAGAGCACTGGCCTACGGAGCCATGGGTGCGGGTTCGAATCCTGCCGGGGGCACTGTGATGCCTGCCTAACGCCTGGGCGCCCGCCAGCGGGTACGCGGCAGGCATCACTGGGTGATGCCTGCCCAACGGAGATACGGCATCGTGTCCAGGCGGAAGACGGCAGGCATCACTCAACAGCAACGGAAGGAGGTGAAGGGCATGGTCTATCGCCACTCCCCGGTAATCGGCAGATAGCCGAGGAGGGGAGGTGATTAACCAGTGGCGCGCCAGAACAGGCAGAAGCAGGGGCGGAAGAAAAACCGCAAGTGGGGCCGGAACAAGATCAAGTGTGAGCGGTACGCGGCCCAGCACCGGCGGACCCGGAACAACCCGGGCAAGACCCTGCGGCCCAGCGAGCGCACCCCGCACAAGGGCGCCAAGCCCAAAGTGAGGTGACCTATAATGAGTACGCATTCCCACCCCACCAAGGGGGAGCCCCGGGTCCCGACCCGGGGCTTCTTCGTTTGATGACTAAGACGCAGGCGGCTAAGCAGCGGTATATCTGGCTGGCTGGGCACCGCGGTAAGAGGTCATACGAGAAGCGGTGGCTGGCGTGGTGTGGTGTGCTGCGGACGTGGTGGTGTAACAGGCGGCTGGATCTGGGGCTGCGGCCGTATGCGTGTGCGCGGACGCATAACTGGCGGGCGGGGCAGAGTGGTGTGCTGCATTACCACAACGGTCATGCGGGGCGGAGCCGGCGGACGTGGGCGCGGGTGTGGATCGTCTGGCCGTATTACCGTGTGCGGCGCTGGGTTAGGCTACTGGCCCGCCGGGCCCGCGTACCCAGGGTGTCCAGGGCCAGGCGAGGTGCGCGGCGAGGCAGGCGAGCCCGATCGCGATGAGGCCAATGACCGAGATGCTTCCCCCGGCGAATGCCACGAAGGCGGCGATGGCGAACAGTACGATGGCGGCGAGTGCAAGCATTTTCTTCCTCCCTGAGTGACACGCTCAGGTACCCCCGGCTGGAGGTCTCATGCTTGTGGTGGTGGATGGGCAGCGTTTCGGCCGCGGCATCGTCGTCGAGCGGTTCCTGTATGACAGAGGCAAGCGGTGTGCGGCGCTGGTGTGTGAATGCGGTACGCGGTATGTCGCGCGGATCAGTGATCTGCTCCGTGGGCATGTGCGCTCGTGTGGCTGTATTCGCGGCAAGCCGCCGCATGTGGTGCCTGGTTCAGTGCTCGGGGACAGCCTGGTCATGTTTGAGGTCGCGGTGGGGAACAGCCGCGGCATGCTGCTCCGGTGCGGGCTGTGCGGAGAGGAATACCGCCGGTCGCATTCGCGTATTGCGCGTGGCCGGCATCAGCATGGCTGCCAGCGCCGGGCTCACGTCATACGGCCCAGCCAGCAGTACGGGCGTGCTACGGTCATACGCCTGCTGCCTGAGCAGATGGTTTACCTGCGCTGCTCGTGCGGCCAGTTCTTCACGGCCCGCACCGATCACGTAGCTGACGGTAGTACGCGGTCGTGTGGCTGCCTGCGCCGTGAGGTCAGCCGCCGCCGCCGTAACGTCATACACGGCTACAGCGATCATCCGCTGTATCACAGCTGGCTCTGGAACCGCAGACGGTATGGCACCGCACTGTGGCGGGACCCCGCCCTCTTCGTCGCCGACGTGACGAATACGGTAGGCGCCCGGCCGGCGGGTGCCATCCTGACCCGCAAAGACGCGGCGCAGCCCTGGGATCCCGCTAACCTCCGGTGGAGGCCGCTCAGCCGCCGGTAGATACCGCGCAAACGCAGCCTGTCCGGCCGGAACCGCACACAGTCACACAGGCCACAGTCGCTGCCGTGCCGGAAATGCTCATGCGCGTAGGCGCTGTGCGCGCACAGGCACCAGGCCGTCACTTCTGCGGTTCCTGCGATCCAGCATCCGCGAGGGCCTGCAGCACCTTCAGCTGAACCTCGGCCTGCTCGCGGGTCAGGCCGCCCGCGATCAGGTGGCCATCATCACCAGTGATCTTCCAGCCTGCGTTGCCGTCGCGCTCAATCTGCATGTCAGTTTCCCCCGGAGGGCTTGTAGCCATGCTCGATGGCGTTGAGCAGGCGGAGCTGGGACTCGGCGTTCTCCCGGGTCATCCCTGACCCCTTCACGTCGCCGGTCTCGGTGTTGACCACTCTCCACCCCGAGTTGCCGTCGCGTTCGATCTTGTATGGCATGTGACCAGGCTACGCTTACGCGCTACAATGCGCTACACGATCACGAGGGGGGACTATGCACACACGCCTGGCACTCACCGCCCTGGCCACCGGGGCCCTGGCGCTCGCGGCCTGCTCCAGCTCACCATCACCCGCACCCAGCAGCACCACATCCGGCACCGTCATCTTCGCCGGCAGCAGCACCAGCCTGGCCAATAATCCCGTCATCCCGCTGCGCGCCACGGGTGTCATCACCGACACCGGCACGATTAAGCTGTCCGGCGGCCCGGGCGCCGGCACCGGGGTGATCAAACTGTCCCACGGCCACGTCAACGTGATGCATTCCAGGGGCACGGGCAGCGCCTTCCACCTGTCGAAGGCCACCTGCACCGCGGGCCAGAACGTCCACGGCACCTACACGGTGACCGGCGGCACCGGCAAGTACGCGCACGCCACGGGTCACGGCCGCTTCGACGTGACCTTCACCGTGAAGTTCGCGATGACCGGCGGCCAGTGCACGGTGACCAGGCACACACAGCCGGCCAGCGGCCACACCACGTTCCTGGCCACGGGCCCGCTCACCATCCACAGCTGAGGTCCAGGGCGCCCGCCGCACCTACCATGGCTGGCCGCGCGGCCATTGGGCGGGCGCCCTGGACGCTGCAGGATGAGGCGTGCTGTTCACCGACACCCACGGGAAGACCGGCAGGCAGTTCCGTGGGAGGAATGACCTCCGCCTCCGGGGACCCATACGGGACTCAAACCCGTGCCTCCTCATCCATCAGCACCCGCCGCAACCCTACTGGTGTACGCGCCATAGCTGGGCGGGCCTGGCCCCTCAGCACCGCCGCTGCCCGCATGAAGCATGGCTGGCTACGTCGTTGGGCGGGCGCTGAGGGTGCATAAATTATGTTGCGTCTCTGCACACTGAGCGCTACTCTAGCACGATGCAGCTAGACGAAGCACTTAACGAGATAGCCGACGCGCGCAAGCGCCTCGCGCAAATCTCCAATCGCCTGCCCAACGTGGCGCGCTACCAGGAAGGCGAGGAGCCCGCCGAGAACGCTGGTGACCTGCTCACCGAGGCGCGCGGCCTCATCGACCGCATCGAGGAACTCAACCATCACATCAATCTGACCAACAGCCGCACCTACGTGGACGCCGGGGACGGCGACACGGGCCGCACGCTCACCGAGCTGCTGGCCCGCCGCGACGCACTCGCCATGAAAGCGCGGCTGTACAACGAGACCGCTGACGCGGCCACCGGCGAGACCAGCACGCGCGGGCTGTACGGCCGGCGGACCCGCAGCGAACTCACCGAGCGAACGGATCTGGATGTGCCGGCGCTGCGGCATGACGCGAGCCAGATCGCACGGGAACGGCGCCTGCTTGACCTGGCCATCCAGCGCGCCGGCCAGACCACTGAACTTCTGTAAACGTCCGCCCAACGGCCCCACGAAAAGGGCAGTGCGGCAGCGGCGGGCAGATGGTAGCCAGACGGAGGGTGAGCATCATGCTTGGCTTGCTTATCCCATGTGGACGGCGGGGGGTTCGCCCCCCCAAGGTCATGACGGGACGGCATGACCTGGCGCACGGAGGGGCCTGTGCATACGGGCAGAAGCCCGGATCGTACGGCGCAGCCCAGCACAATTCCGGCCAATGGCCGGCGGACAGCGCAGCGAGCACACGGCATCGCGTAATACCAGATGCTGACTTCGCCTGGTGAGGGTGGGTACGGGGAACCACAACTGAACAGCGGGAGACGGTAGCCAGCGGAATGAAGGGCGGGCATATCTCTGCTCTTTTGCAGAGCCTTCCAGAGGGTTTGCCACCCTGACGCATGAGGGCCCCATGCTGCACGCACAGTGCAGGGCCAGCAGGCACACGGCGCAGGGAGCAGGGCGCACAGGGCACCACCATGTGCCGACTTCAGTTTCACTGGTGAGGGTGGGTAAGGGGACTCCCGCGGCTGGGCCTGTTAGCTCTATGGGACATGAGTCGCCCCGGAAGGGGAGGTACGCGGGTTCGAATCCCGTCAGGTCCACACGTTCTACAGGAGGCACCTTGACAGGTAACTGGTATGTCGTGACCACGCAGTCCTGGGTGCAGGCCGGCCGTCAGGAAGAAGCCGTGGACATCGTTCTTGCCCGTCTCGGCACCAGCCGTGAGGGGCCCATCAGGCTGGCCGTGGGAGGCAAGTCGCGGGAGCTGTCCCCCGAGGCCGCTGAGCAGTTCCTCGACTTCATGGAGAAGCTCGACCAGGCCGCCCGCGACGAGGACGCTGGGCCCGGCATCACCGATGCACGCTGGCCGAATCTGCGGTTCACGCCGCAGGCCGCAGCTCAGCTCGCCGCGATGGAATTCGAGGCCGGCCTGGCGGGGCCGCCCAGGGACATGGGAGACCACGACGGTGAGCGCCCTCGATGAGCAGGCCGGCGGTGACCACTACCGCCGGCTGTCGCCGCAGCCGATCGAGGTGATCCGCGCGTGGGGGCTGGGTTTCGAGGACGGCAACGTGCTCAAGTATCTCGCCCGGTGGCGGTACAAAGGCGGTGCCGGTGACCTGCGGAAGGCACGGCATTACCTGGACCTGCTCATCGAGGAACTGGAGCGTAACCCGGCCTGGGCCGATGCTGGCGCCTGGGTCCGGCCGGAGGCTGGCAGAGACGTCCCGCCCAAGGATGTTGCGGATACCAGCGACGGGACGGCGGGATGGGGTGGGCCCACCCAAAGCGTGAACGACGGCCAATGACTGGGCGGTGGGCCCGCCCAATCGCCGGGCGCAAGCCAAACCCGCAACGGTGGGCCACCGCCTGAATAGGGCAGGCTGGGCTGGGCAGGTCAGGGCGGGAGGTGAACCGCCATGATCATTCTTGGCCTGATTCTGCTGCTGGTGGGGTTCCTGCTCGGCATCTCGATTTTGTGGATCATCGGTGTGGTGCTGCTGCTTGTGGGCCTGGTCCTGATGGTGGCCCATGTCGGCGGGCCGGTCTCCGGGCGCTGGTATTAGCTGGTGGGTGTGGCGGCCGGCGGCTGCGGCCCGGCGTTCTGGCCCAGCGACGGCGCCGGATTGGACCCGGACGGCACGACACCCGCGAAGGTGAGCAGGTCCGCGATGCTGAACTTCCCGGCGGCCGGCGCGACCGGTGGCGACGGGGAGAAGGACCCATGGGTGATCCCGTGCGGGTCCAGGCCGATCAGTTTGAGGAGCACATCCACGCAGATGTGAGCGCCCACCGGGCCGAGCTGGGCCTGCTGGAAATCATTAGCGGTGCCGGTGTTGTCGAAATCATTGGTGGCCGCGCTGGCCTGGTTGTTCAGGAACGCCTCGTACAGCACGTAGAAGAACAGCGGCGTGCCGGTGCTGAACCCGGGCACCGACGAGGGGATCGCCACGGTGGGGTCGATGGGGGCCAGCCCGTATGCGCTGGCCACGTCCTGGCCGGAAGGCAGCAGATAGCGGAAGCCGCGGGCGAAGTCACGGTAGGCGATGGAGTTCGAGCCGGCGGGCTGCACCCCGGCGGGCCCGCCGACCGGCATGCCCGCGCCCGTGCCTCTCAGCGGCACGCCGGGTGGCTGGCCGAACATCGACTGGCCGATCATGTGCAGCCCGTCGGCGCCGGGCTGCTTGAGGACCTGCAGGGACGCACCCAGCACTGAGGAATCGAAGAGGTCCTCGTGGAAGTTCCGCCAGTCGATCTGGTGGTCGAGGGTCAGCGGGTACCCGCCGTGCAGGTCACCTGCCGGCGTCAGCGGCACCCCAGTCCCGCCGGCTGGGCCCGTCGCGCCCGCGACCCCGGCGAACAGGGTGTTCCGCGCGTTCTTGTTGTTCGGTGAGATGACCGGGTTCATGGAGTAGGCGTTCCGGACCAGGCTGTGCCCGAACCGGTACGCCGCGGTGGAGAACTCGACGGGCATGATGGGCCGGGCCACGTCCGCGCCCGGGTCGTACACCTGGTGCTTGCCGGAGGCGAGGTCGTCGATGACGGACTGGCCGAACAAGGTGGGCATGAAATCATGCAGCGTCGCCCACTGGTAGTAGGAGACCACGGCCCGCTGAGCCGAATTGAAATCCTTGATGTTCAGCGCGTCCACCACGTTGTTGTGGAACAGCAGCAGCGCCACATGCAGCTGGGACAGGATCTGGTTCTCGTCGTTGCGGGTTTCCACGATGATCGCGGACCCGTCCGCGCGCCGCGGCAGGTCGATCACGCCGTTGACGTTGGCGGGCACCAGGAAATGCAGCCCGTCGCTGCCGTACAGCTGCGGTGACACCGACGGCCCGCCGCCGTAGATCTGGGACAGGTCCAGTTTCTTGGATTCGAAGTCGGGAACCACGCTGCCCTGCGGGTCGAGCAGCGGGTCCCGGGCGCTGGTGCCGGCGAAACTGAAGTCCGCGTCGGGCTGGGGCTGCAGGTCCAGGGTCACGTCATGGTCGATGAACTGCCCCCAGTAGGTGTACGCCGCGCCGTGCGTGGTGTCGAACCCGCCACCGGGTTCCAGCATCGCGTCCGCGAGGCCCGCCAGGTTCGCCAGGGACACCGACGGGTCAGTGTCGGGCCGCAGCGGCGCCAGGGACGGGAACATGCGGCCGAACGTGGCGGTCTGGCCGTTCTGCCCCGGGACGGGTGACGCGCCCACCGCGGCTGACGCGGGCCCCGCCAGGGCCCGCCCACCGCCTTTCAGCAGCACCACGGTGCCGGCTGCGCCGAGACCGTACCGGAGAAGCTGGCGGCGGGACATCTCGGGCATGGCAGGAGCCCTCCTGTGAGTCAGGCGACACAGTACCGGCTGCCTCAGTGACGATTCCACCGTTATGGCGATTCGCGACCGCTCGATTAGCCAGCTCGTCTGTGCGACACTGTATGTAACACGCGCACACGCGCACACTCAGCGACTAGGGCGAGGTACAACAGTGAAGCAGCCGGACTACGAAGTACAGGAACTGGCAGCCAAGGCGCTGGAGCCGCTCGGGCCCAGCGGCGAGAACTGGCTGCAGAACGCTCTCTGGCTCCTCGGGGACGACAGCGACGCCACCCTGATGTGCATGTACGGTGCGATCTACTGGGCCGCGATGCAACTGCACGGCGTGGCGCTGTGCGATGCGTCCAAACACCGGGTTGTCCGCCGGCTCACCCGGCGGCTGTACGACATAGCCTGCGAACAGTACCCGGAGGGCTGGGCCGGCAAGGGTGGTAACGGCGGCCTGATCGGGCAGCTGCAGGCCTGGAACGACTGGTCTGGCCGGCAGTTCAGTGAGGTCGCCGCCCTCCTGCAGAAGGCAGCCCAGTAATCCCGGAGGGTGCCCGCCCAGCACAGCGGCGGCAGCCAGAACCCCAGCGGCGGGCACCCTCTGACGGGCCCGGCTATTCACTGGGCCGGTGATGGTCGCGGACCCGCACGTGCGCCCATGGCCCCAGCGGCGCCGGTCGCAGCCCCATCTTCCACAGAATGTACGGCTGCGAGATCTGGTCCTCATACGTCCAGCGCATCTGCTCCGCCAGCCACGCTGCGCCGAAGTCGGGGCAGTCCGCGCGGCGCACAATCAGCCCCGTCCACCACACCCCGTAATCCCGGGGATAGCCGTCTTCCAGGTAATGCCGGGTTTGCTCCCACAGCGGCAGGCCATCGTACTTGCTCATGCGGGTGGCCTCCACGCATTCGTCCATGAGCTGGCCACGCGCCGGGTTGAGGTGCTGCGCCAGCGGGTGATCCCGCACTGCGCCGGCCGCCCACTGGGCGAAACCCGCACTGAGAATATCCACGTTCCCGTCCGCCCAGACCGTGACCGGCGCGTCACTGTACAGGTGTGGCATGGCTTTCGCGACCTTCGCCGCCAGCCGCGGGTGCAGCTGCGGCCGCGGCTCAGTGACCACCTGCCACGGCGCCGGCGCACTGTCCTGGTCGGTGACCAGAATCCAGTCGCACGGGATGTCCTGCTCAGGCGGGACGGCGGGTGTGTCATAGGCACCGTAGATGCTGGTGATGACCGCCACCTCCGCCATGCAGCCCCTTCCCGGGCACGGGCCCGCCGCCAGATCCGTGGCGTGCGCGATGCGCTGGGGCGGGCCCTGAGCCCTCTGCCGGGATCGAACCGGCGGCCGCCGCCTTACCATGGCGGTGCTCTGCCGCTGAGCTAAGAGGGCGTTACCGTGTGGGCACCGTGGCCTCACGCTGCTTGCGCACCAGGCCGTCGATCAGCGCCTTCGTCTTCGCACCGACCAGCGAGCCAACCGGCTTCTTCTTCTTCCGCTGGTTATGCCACTTCCACCACTGCCAGCCGTCATACACCGCGACGCCAGCGAACAGCGGGATCCAGCCGTAGCGGTGCGCGGCCAGGTTCACCGCGGCGAATATCACGTTGACAACCATGTTCAGGCCCCACCACGCCTCCGCCCACCATGGCTTGCCGCGGTGCCCCAGCAGCTCAGCGACGGTGGTGCACAGAGCGGTGGCCATGCCCACGCCCACGAGGAGCAGCACGTTCAGGAAGGTGCTCACGTATCATAGTGTAGCATCGGGGTACAGGGGATGCCCGCCCAGTAGCGCAACGATTACCCCAATGATACAACGGCGGGCATCCCCCTGTGGACTGAGTGCTACAGTCACGCCATGATGTGCGACCCCTGCAAGCAAGCCGGCCAGCAGCTGGCCGCAGGCGACCACGCCAGCGCCCTGCTGCTGCACGCCCAGTGCACCGACCCGAACTGCACCTGCCAGCATCACATGACCACTGTGCTGCGCGATGACCGGCAGGCTGACCCGCGGCGTGGCGGCTGAGATTGTGTAGCCCTAATGCTACACAAGCCGTGTAGCACGCTGTATCATCGTGCGTATGACAATCACAGAACTCCCACCAGTCCTCACCCCCGCGCCCGTCACCGACCGGTCACCCGAACTGCTCCGCCACGCCGGCTTCCCCGTTCACTGCGGACCCGGCAGCCGCGTGCCAGTCCACGTCACCCAGGACGACATCAATGCCGGCACCCCCGGCGACGGCGCAGCATGCCCCGTCGCGCTCGCCATTCAGCGCGCACTGCCCGGCGCCAAAGTCCATATCGGCGCCACCCCCACCATCAACGGCCGCGTCATCGGCCTCGGCGCCGACATCGCCGACTGGATCGGCCGCTACGACCGCGGCGAGCACGTCGACCCCTTCACCATCCAGCTCTCCGGCGACCTGCGCACACCATGACCGCGCACCACATCGCCCTCGTCCTCGCCTTCGCGATCCCTGGGCTCGCCATCGTGGCGATCCTCATGTGTTTCGCATGGATCGCCACCAGGGACCCCGGCAACCGCAGCATTCCCCGTGGATACGGCGAATACGATGGCACCTCTGGGCAGGACCGCGAATCCTACAGCGACAGCCAGGACCGCGAAACCTACGTCCCAGACGACTGGCTCGACTAGGGGAATGCCACGAAACGATGGGCACAACCCCGAACCCACCCGCCGCCATCACAAAGCCATGCACAGCGCACGCCACGGGCGCGGCGCCGACCGCCGGCGCCGCGCCCGCAAACGCGCCGCTAGGGTGCCTCCACCACACCGCCAGCACCGATAACCACATTGCTCGTAGTCGCATCACCCGCCACCAGCGATACCGACTCAACCTCGTAATACGTGTCACCGTTCCGCACGTACACACTGTTGTTGATCCCGATATTCTGCAGCGCCGCAGCCAGTTCCCCAGCCTTCACCGACATCGGACCTCCCTGTTAGCCTGCCGCCAGCATAGCGTCAGTGTGATACACCAAGACGTGCCCACCCCCCAAGGAGTCAGCGTGCAGCCAACTTTTGGGCGGGCACCAGGGCCGGCCCCGCCCAAGGACGGTGCCCCAGTCAACGGTGCGGCGGCGGGGCCGGCCACCACCACGAACCGCCCATCGAGTTCGGGTGTGTTACCAGACGTGCCCACCCAAACAGGGAACGTTCCGCCAACGGCAGGGCGGTGGGCACTGGGCCGGCCCGCCCAAGGACGGTGCCCAGTCAACGGGCGTGCGGCGGGCCGGCCCGCCCAGAGCGATAGCGTCACCAACGGCGTTACGGTGTGGCCGGCCCGCCCAATCACGGCACGCAGCCAAAAGCCGTGCGGCGGGCTGGTCCCCACCACTAGCCCGCCCATCGAGTTCGCGCTAGGCAACTATGGCGCGGCGGGCACAGAGCCGGCCCGCCCAATCCCGCTGCGCACGCCAACGAGGGAACGGCGGGCCGGCCCGCCCGGGCGATACTGGCGGCATGATCAACCTGCCGAAAGAACGCGTCGGTGAACTCCTCGACATCGGTGAAGCCGCACTCAACGCACACAACTACACGGCGTCGGCGGACAAGCCCCACGCCCGGTGGGCCGCCGCGTGCGTCCTCGCCGCCCTGGCCCCGCACCTGATACCAGGCTCCACCACGGAGGATGATCTCAGCCAAACAGAGCTGGCTGAATGAACTTTTCCCTGTTAGCTGCATGCCGCTTACGGTTACACCGCCAGTGAGTCAGCCGCAGATTCGCCAGCTCATCCGAGCCACCCTGGCTGCGTGGTATCAGGTGATCAATACTCGGCCCGTTACCCGTCGGATCACCCTTCGGGCCGCTCGGCAGGCTGAAGTCCCTGATCATGCGGTGGCAGATCTGGCACCGATCCCCATCGCGCTCACGCAGATAGCCGATCAAGTTCAGGCGCCAGCCCGCACCCGCCGCGTTGCGCTGGCACGCCAGCGCATACAACTGATTGACCCGGTCCGCGTTGTCCGCGACCCAGCAGTGGTAAGTGCAGAACTTGAGCCACCGCTGGCCCTCCTGCCGCTCCCGGCCGCACACCTTGCAGTGGCACACCCGCCGTGGCGCCTTCGGCTTGAGCTCGATATGGATGACCTTCACCAGTCCATGACGCTGACCCTCGTGGTAATGCTCACGGCAGCAGAAGCGGGCGTCTCGCTCAGTTGGCACGAAGACCAATCCACACCAGTCACAGGGCCGTGCCGCATTCTTACGCAGCGCTCCGGCCACCAGAGCCTGGACGCATTCGGGGCGGCGGCACGTCTTGGCAAGGTATCCGCCGCCGCCCTTCGGATCGCCCGGGGAGAAAGAGGCGGCACATACAGGACACGGCCGTTCGGCGCTGCGCTCCTCACGTGCTGCGCGGCGGCACGGCTGGCAAAGCGGGGCTGGCGAACTCGTCGAGCCCCGCCAGAGCAGCTTCCCGCAGCCAGTACACGGCATGTCCGGCTTACTCGGCATGGGCAGTACCGTACCGTAGCCAACCGACAATCGCCGTCTAGGCGCCTCAGGTGGACATCCAAACTATTTCCACCTAGAAAGTATCCATGG